GCTATAACCAATCCAGTTGATACTACTAAAACTGTCGCATCATACGTTAAGCACAAAACAATTGATGGATATTCTGTTGGTAAAAAGGGTATTGTTAATATTGCCCATAAGATGAATCCATTTAAGCATGGAGAACCAGGAGAATTGAAACTAAATGTTGAACTTAAACAAGGTGAAGCATCATTTACAACTTCAATTAAGTCAAGATATTGGAATTGGGCCATTAAAGCTAAAACTGCCTTCAGAGTTTCATTAACAAAAACTTTAGGTAGGTTTGGATTTGATCGAGAAGTTAACGTCGATGTTAACATTTGCAAAGATAAAGCAACCACAGGAGTTATCTCGGAGAAAGGACGTTTATCAACAGGTTTATTCACCATTGCGTTTGCGGGAACCAATGCGTTGAAAGCCAAACATGTTCTTGATAAAGCTGAGTACCACAGAGTTATACAGTCATCAGTTGGAAAAGTTAAACCTTATCAATTGAAGTGGTGCAATTTTCTTGATGCAATGCATGATCCAAACCAAACTGGAGGAGGTTGGAAGGCTAATGTGATGAGAAGTCTATTAGCTTTCTCTGCTGGAGGAGTCACTTATAAATACGCACCTCAATTTCCAATAGAAGAAATCAAACAAGAAATAATCAAAGAAACAACTACGGTGAGAAAAGTTGATTCAAACTTTGCACGCAACACATTCATGAAAATTATCTTAACTACTGGGACATCAATTCTAATGAACGCGATTGCAAATCGTCATTGGAATCTTTTAAGGCACCCGAAGGGAGGGAATACTTTTAAAATTCCAAATATGATAGATGTACCTTTTAGACATAGATATCCTGACGAAGAAATTGATGATCTCAATTCTGGGTGTATTGTTATGAAAGACTTGAATGCCAAAGAAGTTCTAGCAGATGTTTTCATCGAAAGACCATCACCGCCATTGTTAACTCAAGCAAATAACACATTGTGGAGTACAGCAGTCGCTCCTCGTCTATCTGGGAAAGGTAAAACTTTAACCCATCCTGACTTCAGAATTGTCGAACATAAATTCTGGGTCAAAGCGCACGCTGAACCAACTATGGTATTCGCTCGAAGATGCCTACAATTCGTTAATTCGTTATCTTGGATACCCTCACCTGTCTTGACTTTTTCAACCTCATTTTTACCATCTCATTGGTCCGTCATCTTGTCCTTGGCCATTGGGATGCAAGAGTTACTAGATCTGTTGATCTTTAGAATGACATATAGGTGTGTCACTTCTAAATATCTAGTTGCTTTTGGCGCTATCGGACAAGTAAATTACAATCCGCCAGCATTAACTGGGTTATCCCCACAGTCAATTGCAGCGAAGAGACAAGCCATACAAATGTCAGTCACTACTTGGTTTAACAATATAAACATGAGTGCGGCTCAGTCTTGTGCCACCAAACAGCTTGCTGCAGCTTTGGGCTGCCAGGGCTCATGGGAGGCAGGTACCTCTAGTTATGCTCTCGCTAGGTACGACAACTCCATCGCAAGTTGCATTGCGATGAAGAGACCATGAGTTCCCAACTAAAGCGCTTTGGGGGGTCAGCGCTAAAAAATAACCCCATTTTGCGCACGGTAGAGCGCGTTATACAAAACCTACCATTTGTAAAACCTTTGGCGCCAAGCTCGAGTTTTTCAAGTACCTTTGAGAGAGATAAACACTTGTATGGAAAGTTACCTAAAACTGAAAAACGTGTTCTTCTTAGAGGATTCAGATCGGATGACTTTGTTGATGTGAGATATAATCAGAGACTCGATAAGATTAGAGAAACCTGTATTAAATCAAAACATATAAAGATTTTCCCACTTGAAAAACATAGGGTAGGCGTCAGAAAAACCATGGCTGCAAACCTACATTGGTATTACGAAGGAGCATGCGATATCAAACCTGACGATAATGATTTAGCATCGCAGTTAGACGGAGTGAAACATAGAGTCGGTGGCAAAACACCACCAATTAACCAGGCCACATTACAAAGATTTAAATGGTTTGTAAAAGACTGGATTAAGGACAATCTAGTTCCTCTGGAAGCTGAAACTGATGTCTCTGTTGAGACATGGCTCAAAGAGAGCCCATACCCACTTGCCCGACGAGAAGAATTACAAGGCATTTACGATAAATGGTATGAAGGATTGCTAACAGGTAGAGATGTTGATTTTGAAAGGTTGGAGTCTTTTATAAAAGACGAATTTTATCATTGCCCGAAGACGTTTAGAAC